TGTACTATTGCCGTGTCTGCCAGTAGCAGTACCAGACCAGCTTGTTGAAAAATCTTGGCTAAGTAGATTACTTGTTGTTGTTTCTTCTGCTGAAGTTGTAAGGGTTAATGTTATCAGCAAAACGATTAATAGCAAAATACGCATATATATTAACTCCTATAAGTGTTAACCAAATCATTTTTTCCTTTTCCTACCCATATAATATTTAGATGGTTCATAATCCCATTTTTTTCCATGATGACCACGAATATCTGCGTACCACATTCTTAATCTAACTATCCACTTTAGAACTGGTCTAGGCATTACTTAGGTGACTCCCAATTTACTGGGTTTTTCTTTTTTTCTTCAATCTTTTTTTCTACCTGTTTGTCAAACTCATCAAATTCTTTTGTCATTTTTGCTTCTTCTTTAAGTCTTTTCTTTTCTTCAAGAGCTGCTTTTTTAGCCATTGCTTTTTCTTTTTTTTCTCTAGCCTTCATACGTTTTATATATATGTCGTAATCAGGTCTTTCGTGATCGTATTTAGACCATAATTGTTTTGCTTCTTTACCTATTTTACCATCAATTGGACAAGGTGTTCCTGCTTGTATCATTGATTCAAACACTCTTTCGTCTTGACAAAGAATAGCAACAGCCGCAACTTTCATACCAAAGTCATTTAAAATTCTTGCTAGTTTTAATCTTTCACAATTTTTATCAATTACATGTTTTCCACCACTAACTCCGATTCCAAATGTTTGTATCCCTGCAGAAATTCCTACGGCACAAACATCTTGTGTCATAGCATTGTAAGATGGAGCAGATGCCGATGGTGGTGAAGACCTTATATCTGAATTTGTAGTATTGTTAGTTGTTGATGTAGACTCAGAACCTGATTCATATGTAGTTGTAGCAGTTGAAGTATATCCACCTTCGATTGAAGTGTTACTACCTGAAGTATTTGTTTGCGTAGAGTCTGCTTGAGCTGGTCCACATAAAGTTAATAAACATACTAATATAATTAATATACCTGTAAAATAGTAGTTCATACTACCCCCTATTGACACGATTCACATTCTCCTGTGTCATCTATTACGAGTCCACCATTATTTTCATAAGATAAATCTTCTGCCTGACCTTTTTCACAATTACAATGTTCACATGGACAAGTTCCATACACATCTGCATGTAATTCATTTTTACAGTGACAATCATGGTGACATTTTTTACATTTATTCATTTGCAGCCTCAATACAAATAGGACAAGACTTTTTAAATCTTGAATGTGTGTTACATTGAATTTTTTTAGGTGTAATTATTTCTTTTTCTTCAACTTCCTCTTTAATTTCTTCCAATACAATTGGCTCTTTAGTTATACCAAATATTTTTGATAAAAAATCTTTAATCCATTTAATCATTTTTCTTTTCCTCAATTTTGTAGAAGAATTTATCAGTGTCTTCTGTTTTCCATTTACGAGTGTCTTCTACGTTCCACTCAGAAGTTTGCACTTTCCAATCAGGTACTTCATCCCTAACAGTGAATGAAGGTATATCCCAAAGGATACGGTTATTAGGTTGTGCTGCATAATTTCCATCCTCTAGAGCGAGAATGTGTGCGCACTTATGTTCGTGCGGAATTTCAGAATGATCTGTGTCTACTATATTACTCTCTGGGTGGGCCCAGTCAACAGTAAATAAATATGCTCCAGGATGTGATTTCTTATCTTTTCCGAAATATGAACCAGATTGGCCATCTAGGATATCAAAAGAAGTGACAGTAGGATAATAACTAAAGCAATTCCACAGCTCCAGCTCATCAAGTCGCATCCTAGGTACTTCTTTGACATCAAAACCTCTTTGAATGAACGCAGAGATTGGCAGGCGGTAGAACACAGCACCATTTTCCATGATTGCATGAAAGAGTATAGGACGTCCTGTAATAGATGCCAGGCCAAATATAATACAGTCTTCCACTTCTCCATGATGTTCTTTAAGATCATAGAGATATTCTCTCCTGATCTGCGCATAAGTCGCAGGAATGTTTGCATTTAAATAGGCCATTTATCATAAATTATTATATTAAGATTATTATAATAATAGCAACAACTACGCCAATAGCTATTTTTTTATTAGCTACAGCTAGTGCCCATATTTGTTTTACTTTTTCCATAGTTCCCTCCATTTTTATTTTATTATACCCCAATTGGGTCCAGATTCATAGTCTACTTTATTGGGAACTTCAAGAGAAACCGCATCTTCCATTATCTCTTTTATTCTATCTGCGTTATTATTAACTGATATATCTAATTCATCATGGACTTGTATATGTGGAATAATTCCTTCTTTATGTAAATCTATCATTGCTTTTTTAGTCATATCTGCAGCTGATCCTTGTATCAATCTATTTAAAGCTTTGTAAGTGTAAGCACGCTTGATCCCTGGTCCATGTTCCATGAGCGCTGCATCATGAGGCAATGCCTTATGAATCCCAAATTGATTAGGTTCCCATAAATGAAAACGACAAAGTCTTCCAAGTAGAGTTCTAATTTTACCAGAACTTTGTGCTCGTTGCATTACATTGTCCATAAGTTGTTTTACGAATGGAACTTTGTTGTGGTACTGTCTAAATAGGTCCTCTGACTTTTCTTTAGATATACCTAATTCTGCTTGTAATTTATTTTTTCCCATACCGTAGAACAGACCAAGATTTATAGTCTTGGCCTGTGATCTAGGTATCTCTGCCATGTCAGCAACGATAGTATGAAAATCTGCATTACCCCCTTTATATGATTCCAATACTTCGTCCACTCCATAGAGATTCTGTAAAGTTGCATAATGTACTACCAACCTAGGTTCTTGCTGAGAATAGTCAAAACAACCCCATGTATGGCCTTCCTCCGGGATAAATAGCGACCTGATCCGTGGTCCAAGTTCCTTATTTCGTGCTGGTATTTGCTGTAAATTTGGATTTGAATAACTGAATCTTCCAGTTACTGTTCCTCCATTATCTCCTCTTAATTGGTTAATTTCTGCATGTATTCTACCCTTGTAAGAATGTTTTAGTATGGTATCAATAAATGTGGTATGGGCCTTATTTATTTCACGGGCTCGGGCTATTCGTTTCACCAGTGGGTGGGGGTGATTCTGTAAAAAGTTTTTAGTAAATGATGGAGAATTTGTTTTTTCGGTTGAGTCATATGGTAGGTGAAGTTTTTGAAAAACTTGCGCAATGGATCGAGCTGCCCATATTTGTGTATCTACTCCAGTTTCTTTTTTTACTATTTGTAGGCATTCTTTTTCTTCTTCAACTAACTCTTGTTTTAATTTTTGAGCACCTTCGACGTTTACACGTACTCCTAAAAAACGCATATCAACTAAACAAGGAAAAAGTTCAGTCTCTAATTGGAAAATAGATTTTATATCTTGATGTAAAATTTCTTTCTTTAATTCTTGCCAAAGTTCTAAAGTTATCTCAGCGTCCTTTTCTGCATATTCGCCAACATAAATGGCAGGTAGTTTATACATTTCTGCCTTGGCGTCAACCCCCCAACTCTTCGCTGCTTCATATAAATTTGTTTCACTTTTTGTTTTTCCAGTGTATCTTTTACTGCAGCTGTTTAAGTCATAACGCATTTGATTTTCATCAACAAGGGCAGATGCGATCATCGTGTCCACTATTTTACCGTTAATACTTAAGCCTAATGCTCTGATCCAACAAACGTCATACATGGCGTTGTGAAAGATTTTTGTTGCTGGTGTAGATAATACACTTTGAAACCATTTCAAGACTTTTTTACGATCCATGTTACCACCCCCTTCATGTGCAATTGGATAATAACCTGACCAATTTTCAACAGCTACAGCTACTCCGACAATTTCTCCTACTCCTACAACAGAACCAGAACCCATTCTAGTATTTAGATTAGGATCTTTTGTTTCTAAATCTATTGAAATTTCATTATATTTAGATAGATCTGGAAATTCTTCTGGCGGTAGCCATTCAGTTTGTGGTGCGAAAAGTGGTCGTTGTATCATTTAATTATTCCCCATGAGTTAGATTTATTTTTTCTAGTTTATCAGGATAATCACGATCGATTGCCATTTGACAATAATGAATTGCTTTCTCCAAATCTTGTTTCTGTCCCTTTTGCTTGTGTCGGCACAAATATTTTATAGCGTTTCCTTCAGCGAAGGGTAAATTATTTTTATTTATAAATTCTGATGGCTGTATAACCATCGATGAATAATGTGATCCTCCAATTTGTTTTTTGTAAACATCACTCATAATATAAATCCTTTATTGTGTTGCTTTGAATCTATGATATGTAGATTTTCTTTTGTTCTAGTTGCACCCACATAAAATAATCTATTCTCGTCGTCTGGATTTTTTTCGTAATTATTCATAGTTGTTTTTGTAAGATCGGTTAAAAGAACTACATTTTGTGATTCACCACCTTTAGCTGCATGTATGGTTGATAATTCTATTCTTGGTTTTTTATTTAAAGCTTCTCCATTAGCTCTCATTTTTCTTAAATATTCTACTCTTCTTGTTCCTGCATCGTTTAATGATTCATACCAAACTTTATTAGTTTTTAATCCATAATCTTTTGTAAGTTGATCTATGCCATAAAAAGATCCTTTGACCATACCTTTTATTTTTTCTTTTTCCCAATTATCCGATCCAATATATTTAGAAATTTTTTCAATCTGTCCATAAGACAATAATTGTCCCTGTCGCAAATGTTCCCAATCTGTAGCTGCTTCTTGTAAATCTTTTTCATGACTACGTTTATTTTTAGTTTCATAATATAAACCTTTACGATATAGAATATCTTCTACTTCTTTTAGCATGTGTTTGGTTCTAGCTAAAACCAGCCATTCACCTTTTGACATATTAACTGAATCAACATCAAAATGTCTATGCAGACTACCTTCATTAGTTTTTGGTTGCCAATTTTTATCTATTCTATTTCTAATTTTATTTATAATACCCATAGCAAGTGTATGTACTTTCATGGGTAT